GTTTATGAAGACTTTCTTTCCTAGTTTGGTTCAGGGAGAACCCGAAAGAGCTAGGGATGAAAAAGGGAGACTTGTGGGAGACGATAAGAAAACACCTAGCTTCAATGAAGCATGGGTTGGTGGCAAGGCTCCCCCAAAAAAGCGGGGACGACCCAAGAAAGTGGTTGAGGCAAGTGCCAGCCTTACCCCACCCAAGGCAAAGAGAGGCCGACCCAGAAAGGTGGACGCCGCATAAGGGGATGGTTAAATAGGGAGACTGGGTCTATAGTTTCATGGGATGTCAGTCTCCCTGCGTCCCCGGCGGGTGTAGCGTTCCTTTCCGCTCCCCGCCGTCATTACTTTGGAGGTTGTGAATGAACGATCTTGCTTTGATCAAAGCAAAGATAAACACCCTTCCTGTAGAAGATCAGAAAGAGATGCTCGACCTGATTGTCGAGTTAGAAGAAGCAAAAGAGCGCGAAGAATCGCGTGTTGATTTCCTGACATTCGTGAGAAAGATGTGGCCTGCTTTTATTGGCGGCAAACATCACGAGATCATGGCAGACGCCTTTGAGCGTGTGGCAAACGGTGAAATGAAGCGCCTGATTATCAACATGCCACCCCGACACACCAAGTCGGAGTTTGCTTCATACCTGTTTCCGGCATGGTTTCTTGGCAGATACCCAGAGAAAAAGATCATTCAGACGGCACATACTGCCGAACTGGCAGTTGGTTTTGGCCGTAAGGTTAGAAACCTGATAGGTCAGGACGACTTCCAAAGCGTTTTTCCCGGCATCGAACTGTCTTCTGACTCCAAAGCAGCAGGAAGATGGAACACAAACAAGCGTGGTGACTACTTCGCTATCGGTGTTGGTGGTGCTGTGACGGGTAAGGGCGCGGATGTGCTGATTATCGATGACCCACACTCGGAGCAAGAGGCTGCACTCGGCGCTTACAACGCGGAAGTCTACGAAAAAACCTATGAATGGTACACATCTGGCCCCCGACAGCGACTACAACCGGGGGGAGCTATAATTATAGTGATGACGAGATGGTCTACACGAGACCTTACAGGCAAAATCATCAAGTCTGTCACCCAAAAAGAGGGTGTTGACGAGTGGGAAGTCATAGAATTACCCGCAATCATGCCGTCTGGCAGGCCTTTGTGGCCAGAATTTTGGCCGATTGAGCAGCTTGAGTCCCTGAAAGCCGAACTTCCCGTCTCAAAATGGTCCGCTCAGTACCAACAGAACCCAACTTCGGAAGAAGGTGCGCTGATAAAGCGAGAATGGTGGCAAGACTGGGACAGAACGAACCCTCCACCGTGCGAAGCCATCATACAAAGCTGGGATACGGCGTTTTTGAAGACCCAGAGGGCCGACTACAGCGCCTGCACAACGTGGGGAGTCTTCTATCACCCCGATGAGAACGGGGATTCTCATCCAAATCTGATTTTGCTGGACGCATACAAGGAAAAGCTGGAGTTTCCTGATCTCAAAAGAGCGGCCTATGAAAAATACTGGGAATATGAGCCTGATCAGATGATTGTTGAGGCGAAAGCGGCAGGATCTCCACTGATATTTGAGCTTCGTGCCATGGGTATCCCGGTCACAGAGTTTACACCCTCGCGAGGTCAAGATAAGATAGCTCGCGTGAACGCGGTCAGTGATTTATTTGCTAGTGGCGTCATATGGTGTCCTGCAACTCGGTGGGCTGACGAGGTTATTGAGGAGTGCGCCTCTTTCCCATCTGGAGACCACGACGATTTGGTTGACTCGACTACTCAGGCTCTGTTGAGATTCCGTCAAGGAGGCTGGATCAGAACGACCATGGATGAGTGGGATGATGAACCGACCTACAGAAGGCCGGTTGATTACTATTAAGGGGATTTGAAATGGCAGTCGAAAAGCAAATGACACCATCCGAAGTGGAAGCTGAAGGCACAGAGGCTGTCGAGGTAGAGATTGTCAACCCTGAAGCGGTCTCCATATCAGACAGCGATGGCGCGATGGTGATTGATTTCTCCGGCGACATAGCCGACGAGATCATCGGCCCAGAGCATGACGCCAATCTTGCTGAATACATGGAAGATGCAGATCTGGAATCTCTGGCGTCTGAACTGATTACAGATTTTGAGAGCGATAAGCAGTCCCGCCGTGATTGGGCCAGAAGCTACACCCGTGGTCTTGATCTCCTTGGAATGAAGATTGAAGAGCGCACTCAGCCTTGGCAGGGTGCTGCTGGCGTATTCCATCCTCTTCTCACAGAAGCAGTCGTCCGTTTCCAAGCGCAGGCTATGGGAGAGATGTTCCCTGCATCTGGTCCCGTTCGTACAAAGATCGTTGGCCGCAAGGATTCAGAAAAGCAAGAACAGGCCCAGCGTGTCGAAGAGGAGATGAACTATCTCCTGACAGAGAAGATGACTGAATACAGGGACGAGACAGAGCAGATGCTCTTCCGCCTGCCTTTAGCAGGATCTGCTTTCAAGAAGGTCTACTATGATCCTCTGATGGAACGTCCCGCCGCCATGTTTGTGCCTGCGGAAGACTTCGTTGTGTCATACGGCGCATCTGATCTCGCTACATGTCCACGCTACACGCATGTGATGAAGAAGAACGCAAATGAGATTGTGGAGCTTCAGGTCAACGGTTTCTATCGCGATATCGAACTGCCAGATCCTGAGCCAGACTACTCCGACATTCAGGAGAAGTATGACGAGATAGAGGGTGAAAGCGCAGTCATTGAGGATGATGATCGCCACACAATCCTAGAAGCGCATGTTGATCTTAACATGCCCGAGCCATTTGATGACCCAGATGGTATCGCCCGTCCGTATGTTGTTACGCTAGACAAGTCGTCTAAGATCATCCTGTCAGTGAGAAGGAACTGGTATGAGGGAGATCCTAAAAAACGTAAAAGACAACACTTCGTACATTATCGGTACTTACCCGGCCTCGGGTTCTACGGAACGGGTCTTATTCATCTTATTGGCGGTCTTGCTAAGAGCGCCACTTCTATTCTTCGCCAGCTTATTGATGCTGGTACGCTATCGAACCTCCCTGCTGGCCTCAAGGCTAGGGGTCTTCGCATTAAGGGCGATGATTCGCCTCTCATGCCGGGGGAGTTCCGCGATGTGGACGTACCGGGTGGTGCAATTCGGGATTCTATTGCATTCCTTCCTTACAAGGAGCCGTCCTCGGTACTCTATCAACTGCTTGGAAACATCGTTGAAGAGGGGAGACGGGTTGGCTCCGTTGCGGACGTACAGGTTGGAAACCTCAATCCGCAGGCCCCAGTAGGCACCACGCTCGCTCTGATGGAGCGCAGCATGAAGGTGATGTCTGGCGTTCAGGCTAGGTTGCATGCAGCCCTCAAGCGTGAGCTTGGCTTGCTCGCTGTAGTCATCAAGGACTACATGCCCTCAGAGTATGCCTACGAGATGGATGGTGATTTTGATCGCCGCAAAGATTTTGATGATCGTGTTGATGTTGTTCCGGTGTCAGATCCGAATGCAGCCACCATGTCCCAGCGCGTGGTGCAGTATCAGGCGGCACTTCAGTTAGCGCAGCAGGCACCAAACCTGTATGACATGGGTAAGCTGCACAGACAGATGCTTGAGGTTCTTGGCATCAAGGATGCTGATGAGATCATCAAGCTGCCAGATGATATCAAGCCAGCAGATCCCGTTACAGAGAACATGGCGATGCTGAAGCAGGAGCCAGTTAAGGCGTTTAAGTATCAGGATCACGAGGCGCACATTCAGGTTCATTTGGCTGCGGCACAAGATCCAAAGCTGCAAGAGATTGTCGGGCAAAGCCCGTTTGCTGGCGCTATTCAGGCCGCCATGGCAGCCCATGTCACAGAGCATGTGGCGTTCCAGTATCGTAAAGAGATTGAGAAGAATCTTGGTGTGGGCATGCCGGATGAAGAGAAGCCTCTGCCGGAAGATGTCGAGATAGAGATCTCACGCCTTGCATCTGAGGCAGCGGCAAAACTGCTGAAGAAAGATCAGGCAGAGATGGCCCAAGAGAAGGCGATGAAGCAGCAGCAAGATCCTCTTACCCAGATTCAACAGCGTGAACTGGCTCTGAAAGAGGCTGAGTTTGAGCATAAGAAGCAGCTTGATATCGCCAAGTTGCAGTCGGACGCTCAGGCTAAAGCTGCAAATGTTGAAGTGCAGAAAGATCGTATCGAGTCTGAAGAGAAGCGCGAAGGCGCAAGGCTCGGTGTAAAAATCGCCAAAGACGCAGATGATGCTAGACGAGAGGACATAAGGGATGGCATCGAACTGGGGCGTGAAATAGCAAGGGAGATTGTAGGAAAAGATGAATGAACTTGAAGCAGTAAGGCAAAAGATCAGGGAGTACATGAACCACATTGCAGATCACATGGCTGGCGGGGGTTGTGAGGACTACGAGTCCTACATGCGTCTTGTTGGCAAGGTAGAAGCACTTGCTTTAGTGGAAAGAGATGTATTAGATTTGGAAAAATTGCTCCAAGAGGATTAATACGGGTAACACCGCAAGGTACTGTGAACCTCAATCACTGCAAGGAAGACAGATGTATTCTGCAACAAAAAAAGTCGATCAGAAGGTCGCAACCAAAATACCAGAGCCTACGGGCTACAAACTCTTGATAAAGCCTTTAGAGGTTAAAGAGAAAACGGACAGCGGCGTTTTTATGCCGGATTCCCTCAAATCAGCAGAGCAGACAGCTTCAGTCATTGGCTTTGTCGTCAAGACTGGGCCTGATGCGTATATGGACAAAGATAAGTTTCCTAATGGCCCTTATTGCAAAGAAGGGGACTTTGTCATCTTCAGATCGTATTCAGGTACACGTTTCAAGATTG